GTCAATACTCAACTTAAGACCGAAGAATTATGGGATCTCTCCTCAGAGATCCTCACCGAACTCTCTCGTAGAGATGGTGTTGAGTACAGGGTGAAAGCAACACCCGAATCTGTAGATGCTAAACTTTGTAAAATAGGGGAATTTAGGTAATGCCAATGTTAAGTGTGGTCAAGGATGGGAACTATAATGGACCTAGACCGAAAAAAACTCGTCAAGGACGCTCGGCACGAACGTTACTATCCGCAACGTCTCGTAATAAGGCAAAAAAAGCATACCGAGGGCAAGGAAAATAATGAAGGAGGGTTAAGTCCCTCCTTTTTTTATGTTAAATAGTAAAAACATACTCAAATTATGGAAAACTCCAAGAAAAAAATGCTAAGAGAGGTCTCTAATGACCATTTAACTCCTAAAAAACGTGATGATTTAGTCCAAAGTGAGATTTTTGGAGACTTTGAAGAGGATGGATTGGACTATGAATCCGATATGATGACCTTGACGGAATTTTAGTTTGCAATCCTTAATAAATAAACAATAATTGGTGTATTAATGTGCCTTTAGAACGGGTTAGTCAAGGATTTAAAGACCTTAGTATGACATTTCAGTCCAATCCACTGAATGATGACTTGATTGCGCTTAAAAATGCAAATGCTATAGCACGTTCTGTAAGGAATATCGTATTCACATTGCCTGGAGAGAAGTTTTTTGAACCAACTTTCGGTTCTAGGATTACTGAATCACTCTTTGAGAACATTGATGACATCACAGCATCCATTATCATTGATGAATTACGTGAATCTATTGAAAATTTTGAACCAAGAGTGCAATTAATTGATGTAAAAGCATTTCCAAACTATGATAACAATGCTTTTGATGTGACCGTTGTATATGAAATCATCGGAATAGAGATTCCAGCACAAGAATTACAATTTGTTTTGCAGTCAAGTAGGTAAAAATGCCATTAGCTAACTTTAGTAACTTGGATTTTGACCAAGTTAAATCAACTTTACAAGAATATCTAAAATCGAACTCTAATTTTACCGATTATGACTTCGAGGGATCTAACCTTTCGACGCTTTTAGACGTTCTGGCATACAATACTTACATTACTTCTTATAATGCGAACATGATCACTAATGAAGTGTTCATTGATACTGCAACTTTAAGAGAAAATATCGTTTCGTTGGCAAGAAATATAGGTTATGTACCCCGTCCTAGACAAGCAGCAAGAGCAACTGTATCATTTTTCGTAAATACTAGTGGAATTGTACCTTCACCTGCTACATTGACCCTTAAGAGGGGTCCTGTGGCAGCATCTTCTGCAGCATTTGGTGGTCAATCCTTCATTTTTTCAATTTTAAGTGATATTACAGTTCCAGTTTTCAACGGAATTGCTGAATTTAACGATGTTGAGATTTTTGAAGGCACATTATTGACTCAAACTTATACTTATTCTGCAAGAATCCCAAATCAGAAGTTTATTTTACCAAATGTTGGAGTTGATACTGATTTAATTACAGTTTCTGTCCGTCCAAACGAAGCTTCTACTACAGAAACCAAATATAGTGTTCAAAATAGTCTTTTTGATGTAAATTCTGACTCAAAAGTTTACTATTTACAAGAAATTGAAGATGAAAGATATCAAATATTCTTTGGAGATGGAATTTTTGGAAAAGCATTGGAAGATGGTAACTTTATTACCATAAATTACATCACTTCTGATGGAGATTCTGCAAATGGACTCAGTTCTTTCAATTTTGCAGGTAGAATTGAGTATACTCGCAATGCTCAATCATATACCATCAGTGCTGGCATCTCATTAATGACAACTGGACTCTCTGCATCGGGTGGAGAGGTAATTGAGTCGGTAGAATCGGTTAGAAAGTTTGCTCCAAGGATTTATTCGTCTCAAAATAGAGCAGTAACCTCAAATGACTACGAATCTTTGATTCCATCAAGAATTTATCCTGAAACTGAGTCAATTTCCGTTTTTGGAGGTGAAGATTTGATTCCTCCTCAGTTTGGAAAGGTCTTTATTAGCATAAAACCAAGAACTGGTGACTTTTTACCAAGTTTGATCAAAGAAAAGATAAAATTAAAGTTGAAAAAGTATGCAGTAGCAGGAATTGTCCCAGAAATACTTGATTTGAAGTATCTTTACCTTGAAGTTAATTCAAAAATCTATTATAACACTAATTTGGCTCCAACTGCAGCATATGTTTCTTCATTAGTTCAGAATAATGCTGAAAAGTATGCTGAATCTTCTGATATGAATAAGTATGGTGCTAGATTTAAGTATAGTAAGTTTTTAAATATTATTGATCAGAGTAATGAAGCAGTAACATCCAATATTACAACTGTTTATATAAGAAGAGATATAAGAGCAGTTTTAAATGCTTTTGCAGAGTATCAAATTGGTTTTGGAAATGAATTCCATATTAAGAGTATGAGTGGATATAATATTAAGTCTTCTGCATTTAAAGTGGCAGGAGTAATGGATGATGTTTATATTTCAGATATACCAAATACCAATAAATTAACTGGATCATTATTTTTATTCTCACTTCCTTCTATAGAGTCACAATCTCCTACTATTATTAGGAGAAATGTTGGAACTATTGATTATAAGGGTGGAGTTATTACTATTAACCCCATTAATATTCAATCTGGAATGATAAAAGATGGTCAAACTATTATTGAGATTTCGGCATGTCCTCTTTCTAATGACGTTATCGGATTACAGGATCTTTATTTGCAGCTAGATATTAGTAATAGTACGTTTGAAACTGTTGTGGATGAAATTGCTTCTGGATTAGATCCATCTGGTTCCAATTATATTACCTCTTCAAGTTATGCTAACGGTAGCCTCGTTCGTGCAGGTGGTCGTAATAGTGATGTAACTGCTGTGGGTGGATCTTCTGCTCCTAGCACTAATACCTCTTCTGTTAGTTCTTCTGGCACTAACACTTCCAGCACATCTGCTGCTTCATCCTACTAAGATAATAGAAATATCCAATGACAAAAAAAAGAGTTAAGTTTAGTAACATAGTTCAGAACCAACTTCCTGGATATGTAAGATCCGATTATCCTTTAGTCGCAGAGTTTTTAAAATCATATTATCAAGGACAGGAATATCAAGGTGGTCCAGTTGACTTAGTTAATAATATTGACCAATACGTAAAAATAGATAATCTCACCAATCTTACAGAATCTGTTGGTTTGGGTGCAACTGTTGGAATTGCTAGTGATGCAATTGATATTGATATGCAGAATTTCCCAACAGGAACGTTGGGATTTCCAGATTCTTATGGATTATTGAAAATTAACGATGAGATTATTACATATACTGGAATAACTACTTTTGGATTTACAGGTTGTGTTAGAGGATTTAGTGGTGTTACTTCTTATAGAAGTCCTACTAATGCTGAAGAGTTAGTTTTTGAAACTACAAGTGCAGAGCAGCATCCTAAAGGATCAACAATAGAAAATTTAAGTTGCCTTTTCCTTAAAGAGTTTTTAACTAAAACAAAACATCAAATAACTCCAGGTTTAGAGGGAAGACAACTTACACCTGAATTGAATCAAGAAGTTTTTCTAAAACAATCAAAAGACTTCTATCTCAGTAAAGGAACTGATAGAGGTTTTGAAATTTTATTTAAAGCATTATATAACGAGAAAGTTAATATTATTAGACCTCGTGATTTCCTTTTCACACCATCTAATGCTAACTATAAGATTACAAGAGATTTTGTAGTAGAACCTATTACTGGTGATCCAATGGAATTGGAGTTATCTACTCTATTCCAAGATGAATATAAAGGATCTGACCTAGAGAAAGCATATGCTCCTATAACCCATGTAGAAAAGATTGCAGTGGGTGTTGGAGAGACATTCTATAAGTTTAGTGTAGACGCTGGTTATAATAGAGACTCAAGGGTTGAAGGTGCTACTTATGGTACATTTAACACTCATCCTAGAACTAGAATAGTTGGTGCAGTAGCAGCAGGAGCCACTACTTTTGATGTAGACTCAACAGTTGGATTTGCGACTGATGGAGAACTTCATTGGAGATATATTGATGGTAGTGTTGGTGTAAGTTCATACACAGGTAAAAACCTAACTCAATTCTTTGGACTAAGTGGAATTGGCAAAACTATTACAAGTGCAGAATCGGTTGGTATTAATACTTTTGCATACGGACAATCAGTAGTTAATCCAGATGAAACAGTTGAAGTAAGAATTACCTCTGTTGTTCATAATCTAGAATATGATAAAGCAGCTTGTCTTTATGGAAGTGGAGATAGTATAAAAATTAAAACTTTAGGAATTGGTAATACAGATTATAGATTAGATAATTGGTTCTATAATGTTTCACCAACTTATAAAGTAAAGCAACTAGGTTTAATTGACGTTTCCGACTGGACATACGAAGTTTTTACTGATGTTGATCATGGATTTAAAGTAGGAGATAGAGCTGTTCTTTCTAGATCTGCAGATTCTAGAACTGCTTATCCACCTTCCCTTATAAGTCAAATAACTTCTTCAAAATCTTTCATTATGAAAGAGCAAGGAGAAATTGATGTTACTCGTTATCTTGAAGATAATCCTTATATTATTGAAAGGAAAATTGCTAAAGTAAATGCACTTAACTTCCCAGAAGCATCTGTATATTCTAGTGATGTTCAAAATGTTTATAAAGAAAGGGCAGAAGATAAACTTTTAATCACATCACCTTCCATTCCATCATATGATGCTTCTGCTTTAGGTGTTAATGCAAATAGAATTATTTTTAATGGAAGTTTTGATGGAGATACTTTTAATATAATTGCTGATGCTACAACACCTGTTGGAGTGCCTATTTTTGACCACGGATATTATACTGGAGATGCAATTTACTATACACCACAGATAATCAATGAAATCTATGTAGACACTACTAGTGGTACTAAGTTAGATAATTATGTAATTAAATCTGAATTATTCCCCAATTCAGAAGGTCTTTATTTTGTTAAACGAGTAGATGCAAATAGTATTAAACTTGCAAAAAGTAGATCTGACCTTTATTTTGAGAATTATGTATCTCTTGATAATGTAGGAATAGTAACAGATAATAGAATTGAACCATTTAGTTTCCATGAAGAAACTCTACAATCACAAAAACTTGTAAGATCTATTAATCCACCAATTAATACTGGAACAATCTATGAGACAACTCCAGGAACTACTGGAATTCTTGCAAATGGTGTAGAAATATTAAATTACAAATCTTACGATAAGATCAATTATGGAGAAATTACAGGTATAGATGTTCTTGGTGGTGGTAACGGATATGATGTAATAAATCCTCCTATTGCTAGAATTGCTGATGCTGTTGGTACAGGTGCTACAGGTTGTGTTGCTGTTAAAGGATCTCTAAAAGATATTAGACTTATAGATCCTGGTTTTGCATATGAAGAAACTCCTGTAGTAACAATTACTGGAGGAAATGGTAAGGGTGCGACTGTTGGTGTAAATATGCAGTCAGTATCACATTCTATTCCTTTCTTCTCAAATTCTAGTAGAGTTGGACTTGGAACCACAGGAACTTTACCATCTACAATTGGATTCTCAACTTATCACAAATTTGCTAATGGTGAAAAGGTAGTATATGACCCTAAAGGTCAAAGTGTTATTGCTGGATTGACAAGTGATGCAAGTTATTGGGTTTCTGTAGTTGGAACTGGTGGAACTGTAGTAAGACTGCATACTGGTGAAGCAGGTGCTTTAGCTGGTATTAATACTGTTGTTCTTACTGCTCGTGGTGATGGTGTTCAACACATAAAAGCTTATAATACAAAATCTATTGTAGAATCTATTAATGTTCTTACATCTGGATCAGGTTATGAAAATAAAAAGAGAACTGTTCAACCTTCAGGAATTAATACATCTTCAGATCAAATAAACATTGTAAATCATGATTATAAGAATGGAGAGATTATTAATTATAATTGCACAGGAACACCTATAACAGGTTTAACAACTTCTACAGATTATTATGTTTGTTTTGTTGATAATGATAACTTTAAGTTGACAAGTGTTGGTGTAGGAACTACTGCTAAAGATTTTTATTATAAAACAAAACAATTCCGTGATTTAACTTATATTGGTGTAGGAACTCATCAATTTAATTATCCTCCTATTAGTGTAGAAGTAAAAGGAAAGGTAGGAGTAACATCTGTTGGAGTAGAAACCTTTGAAGCAAAAATTCAACCAATATTCAGAGGAGAAGTAACATCTATTCATTTAATTGATAAAGGAGTTGGATATGGATCTTCGGAGGTTATTAATTTTAATAGAGAACCTGATGTAACTTTATCTTCTGGTACTGGAGCTGAACTTATACCAATCATTAGTGGTGGATCTATTAGTGAAGTTTATGTTAAGCATAAAGGTAAAGATTATATTGCTCCCCCAGATCTTCAAATAACTGGTACTGGTTTTGGTGCTCTTTTAACTCCTATTCTTAAAACTGTTGGAGTTGGAACTACTGCAACATATCTTTTAGAAGAAGTAAAAGTTCTTAATAGAGGAGCTGGATATGGTTCATCAACTACTTCAATTGATGTTATATCACCAGGATCTGAAGTAAAACTTCGTACTAATGTTCAACAATGGACTGTAAACTTATTTGAAAAATATTATCAAGGTGAACAAATAACATCTGATGATGGAATTATTGTAAATGGATTGAATAAAGGGTATGGACTTCAATACACACACTTATATGCTCCCAGGAAACTCAGAGAGGGCATGTATGCAACGAATCAAGAGGGAGTGTCCTTATATGGTCAACCAGACTTAAAACGTGTTAATGGGCAAGAAATAGAGTCTCCAGATCATTCTCCAATTATTGGTTGGGCATATGATGGAAATCCAATTTATGGTCCTTATGGATATGTTAAGAAGGAAGGTGGATCTGTAACTCAGATGAAATCAGGATATGTTGAAGAAGCAGCATCTAAGGAAAATAGACCACCTCTAACTGTTTTCGGACCAGGATTCTTTGTTGAAGACTTTACATATAAAGAAAAAACTGATGAAACTGTTTTAGATGCTAATAATGGAAGATTTTGTATTACTCCACAATATCCAAATGGAGTATATGCATATTTTGCAACTATCAGCAATTCTGGTGCTGAACAGGGTGGACAATTTAATAGTTTCAAATTACCTGTATTCCCTTATCTTTTAGGTGATAATTACCAATCAACTCCTGATGAGTTTAACTTTACTCAATATTCTAATCAGGATGATTACTTATTGACTAAAGGAAAACTTAGAAAAGATATAACTCAAGATGATGTGAAAGAAGATTCGACATGGAATACTAATTTCTATAGAAATACTGCACCTTATAATTTGATTGAAGGTGATGAACAGTATCAATATATGCCTCTTCCAAATAAACTTAAGCAGCATATAGATCTTAAAGGAGTTGCTCCTGGAGTTATTGAAAGTATTGGAATTACAACTGGTGGAAAGGATTATAAAGTTGGTGATAGTATAGTATTCAATAATGAAGGAACTAGTGGTGGCAAAGCTGCTGCAGCAGTTTCAAGACTTGTAGGTAAAGATGTTACTAATGTAAGTGTTGCTACAAGCACAATAACTGGATTAGAAGTTTATCCAGGTCCACAAAAGGGTGATTATACTCTAGTTAATGATGAACCTATTAATTGGATTAATGGTGATATAATGAATGTCACTGGACTATCTACAACTTCATCTAAGATTGAAGGATCTTATAATGCAGGTATTAGTTCTAATCGTCTTGTTTTAACTGGTATTGGAACCACTGCAGTTGCTATTGGAACTGATGGTGCTACAGGAATAGTTACACACTTCCATGTTCAAGGTGATTTAAAATTCCCAGCTATTAGACCTAACGATATTTTAGGCATAGGAACGGAAACAGTTCAAGTATTGAACATAGATCCTAATCGGACACGAATAAGGGTTCTAAGGGGTTACAACGGGGTTACAGGTGTATCTCATACCATTACATCAATATTGCTTGAAGATCCTCGTAAAGTGGTTGTTCGTGCTGGTATCAATTCAAGTTATGAATGGAAACAAAATACCCAGATATACTTTGAACCTAAAGAAACTGTTGGTGTAAACACTCTATCTGGTGTTGGTATTGGTAGCACACTTAGGTTTGTTAATCCTGGTGCTGGACTAACAATGCTTTATGTAAAGACCAAGGAAATGTATCTTCCAGGTCATAAATTAATAACTGGAGATCAATTAACATATTCTCCTGGTAATGGATCAGGTCTTACTATTTGGGAAGATGGTAAAGCAGGAACAGGAGTAAAAACATTAGTAAATGGCCAAACTCTTTTTGCAGCAAGGGTTAACGATGACATAATTGGTTTATCTACTTGTAGGGTAGGTTTAGGTACTACGGGTACTTTTGTGGGCATTGCAAGCACACAGAGGGACAGTACAACGTTCTTCTTTGCTGGAATAGGAACTGGAGTATATCATAGTCTTAAGACAAATTATAATGTTATTACAGGTGAAATTAATAGAACTAAGGTTACTGTTTCAACTGGAGAAACTCATGGTCTATTAAATGAACAACAAGTGTTTATGAATGTTAGTCCAGGTATAGACACTTCAATTGTGGTGAAATATAATGATTTTAATAGAAATGTAGTAATCAATCCTAAGACGTTTGCAGCATCGGGTGTAAACACAACTACTAATGAATTAACTATAACAAATCATGGATATAAAACAGGTGATAAAGTTATTCACACTGTAGGTGTAGCATCTGCTGTACCTGGTGGTTTAGTAGATAATGACATATATTACATTGTTAGAATTGATGATAATACATTTAAATTATCCCCTACTTATCATGAATCAACTGAATCTAAACCACCAATAGTTGGAATTACAAGTGCTGGTGATGGAGGAATAATTAATCCAATAAATCCTCGAATAGAATTGTATAAAGATTGTAATGCAGTATTTGATGTTTCTGATTCATCTTTATCCTATGTAAATCAAGCAACAACTTATTCTGCATTTAAACTAACTTTCTATAAAGATGAAAACTTTACTAAGATTTGGGATACTTCCACATTAACAAAAGACTTTAATGTTGTAAGAAGTGGAGCTCCTGGTATCACAACAAATGCTAAAGTTACTTTAAAGGTAACAAAAGAAGTTCCTAATGAATTATTCTATAAATTAGAACCCCTTTATGATAGTAATCTTCCTGATGTAAAGAAAGAAATCACAGTAGACAAAGATGTTATTTCTGGAAGTCAAGTAGAAATTTTAGAAAGTTTGTATAATGAGGGTGGAGAGAATGGTCAACGGATTACAATAGCTGCTACTAATCAATTTACATACACTTTATCAAGAATTCCAGAGAGAGCATCTTATGGAGCATTATCTGATTTAACTTATGAAACTACCAGTGATAGTGCATATGGTGAAATAGCTGCATTTGAAATAAAGAATCCAGGTGAGAATTATTATAGTCTTCCTGGAATTACCACTATTAAGAGTGATATAGGTGTTAATGCAATTGTTTCTGGTG